TTCAGCGTTGTTGTTAAATGCAATTACTACTTTCTCACCTCTTGCTCCTGTAAGTTTGTGCATCACATCAGACTTAATCTGCATTTGCTTTTCTCTATCAGGAACACCGTTATTAAAGTTGACTACTTTAGTTCCGCTAAATCCGTTTTGTACATCGTTAATTAAATAGTCTGCTATCTCTGATTCTAATTCAGCATAAGCCAATCCACCCTGATAATCTACAGGACAGTAATAGTCATATCCTGATACGTATTTTTTTACTATTTTAATTTCAGGTTCGTTACCGTTACCAAAACCAAAAGCAGCTATTCGTTGTGGTTTGTCACTACGTTTTACTTTAGACCAATCAGGATGATAATAATATGCTTCTATTTCTCCATCTTCGTTGCATTTCTCTGCGCGTAGTGTTTGTCTTGGAAAGTGTTCTGCTTTTTTAACTTCACCTTTTTGGTATAAGACTTGAAAAGAACCTTCGCCTAATAGTTTTAAGTCAAGTACTACTTTTCTTAAACAACTATCAGAAAATATAGAACGCATTGCAGCGTACTCATCAGGTTTTTTGCTACTATCTAAAGCATCAAGACCTTTTCCGTAAATCATATTACTAATACCATTTATAATTGAATGGTTAGTAGTTGAGTTGGTGTAAAGGTCTATTAGATAGGAGTAGTAGTCGTTATCTTCTCCATACTCTACCCATTCACGATTTTTGTCCTCGCTGATTTTAGGTCTATTGTAGGATGCTAAATTAACTATGTGTAAGTTATCCATTAGAATGTAATAAATTCGTTATCTGTATCATTTGCAATATAAGCACCACTATTAATAGTGTAGTCTGTAAGGTCTGCTTGATTTGTACAAAAGATTTTATCTTTATATATAACTTCAGAACCATCTTTAATAGTAAGTGTATATGTTATATCCTGCTTTACAGGAAACACCGCAGTATAAGTATTGTGATAAAGTAGTTCAGCTATTGAAGTTGTATCTACGTTATATACTTCTGCATTAGTTGTTTCATTTACTATTGTAACATTGTAACTATCCCCACTTGTAAACTTTCGTGGTATTAAATTAATAGTTTGCGCACTTGTACTTTCTTCTAATACAATCATATTTATACAATAAAACTTTTTGGATTTTGTTATTTATAAAGCAAAAAAAAGGGCAGCATATAGCCACCCTTCTTTCTCAAATGAAACTCGGTTTAAGAGTTTGTTCCTTCTGTAATAGTTACAGTACCTGTTAATCCTGCCATTCCATCAAATGGGTCTGCAGCAGTTGGACTGTCTACAAAGTTTGCAGGTTTCAATTCCTGTGCAGAAAGAGTTAGGGTATATCCTGAAAGGTCTCCCATAGCTGCTCCTGTAGAAATCGTACCTCCTGTTACTTCAGCACCGTGTTCAAGACCCATTACAAATACGTTTCCGTTGTAATCTTCAACAGCTACGTGAGGTCTACCAAATGCTAATAGCTTTAATTCTTTGTTATCTTCTTTAGACAGCTTTTTAAGCGTAAGGTTTAAAGTTTGCTCAAAGAAAGTCGTTCCGTTTTCACGGCTTGAAGTAATAGCTTGTTCAAAGCTACTATTCCCTTTTAGTTCATATTTGTATGCGGTAAGATTGTTAGAACTGTCTCCTGTCATATCTGTAATTTCGTCATCTGTTTGCGTAACAGTACCTAAATCGCCAAAATCAACGAAATATACTGCACGTAGACCACCAACTACATCTTTGCAGGGTTCTTTTCTACCAAGTGTTAAATCACAAGCCATATTTTATAAATTAAAAAAGGGTAGGTAGGCACATACTCGGCTTACCCACCCTCTTTAGTTAGTTAATCTGTTTATTAGTTAGCAGAGTTAGTGATACCGTAAGTTACGATGTCATCAACAATACCATATTGTACACCTGCAGTAAATCTCATTACCACTCTGATGTTATCAGAACCATCAAGGTCGCTCATATCTAATACTTTTACTTCGTTGTGGTCAGCTAATAGACCTGTACCAAAGTATAAGTTAGATTTTTCAGCAGCTACTGCTGTGTTGTCTGCTAATCCGTTAGCTACGAATAATTTTACACCATCAAAAGAAAGGCTTCCGTTATTCCACCATTGAGTACCTTCATTGTTTGTACCTGCAGCACCTAATCCCGAAGCTCCAAATCCACCTAACGCTCTTACATAAGCACGTGCAATGTTTTGTGATACATATACGTTTAAGTCCTCATTTCCGTAAAGAGTAGAAGGAATAGCATCAACAATGCTCCCAAGTTCTGTAATTACGTTAGCAGCAGTTACTGTAGTCCCTGCAACTTCTTGTGCAGCAGGTAAATCAGCGTCTAATGCAATTTGAGTAGTAAGACCGTTAAACTGTCCACTTGTAGAAGTATCTCCTGCCCAAATAGAGTTTTCTGTTCTCTGTGCTACTTTAGCTGCTACGTGAGCAATTAAAAAGTCACTAAATGCAGGAGGTAAATCGTGGTGTGCAGAATACCCCATTTGTACTGCTTCCCAATCAGAGATAAAATCTTTCTTACAAAGTTGTAAGTTCACTTGCTGAAATTCAGGTTGTAAAACTCTTTCTGTAAGAGTGATTGTAGATGTAGCCGTAAAGTCACAAGAAGCATCTTTAACGATGTCATCAGTAGATACTTTCTTGATTGTTTCTTTAAATTTAACGTTAGGTTTAACTGTAATCCCTCCGTTTTCAATAGTTGAAGCACTTAATAGAGCAGCAGAAATGTATTGTCCTGCAAACTCACCTGCATAAGTACTTGTAATAGATGTAGTTGTTGCCATTTTTTATTTATTATTTTTTAATGTTTGCAATTTTAGAGAATACTCTATCCATAGTATTCATTTCTCTTTTTTGTCCGTAAACATTTAAGTTTATTTTCTTTTCTTCTTTTTCAGGATTGTGAGTTACTTTAGCAACAGGCTCTTCTGCTGATAGTTCCTCTTTTACTTCCTGTACTTCTTCGTTAAGTTCTTCCTTAACTTCTTCTTCAGAAACTTCTTCGCTCATTTCTTCTTTAGGCTCAATCATTTGTTTGATTTCTTCAATCATTTCTTTGACTTCTGCTAAATCTTGTTTAGTTGCGTATCCCATTTCTTCTTCTTCTGCAGCTTCTACTTCTTCAGATGCTTCCGCTTCCTCAACTTCTTCTGCTGCTCCTATAGATGCAATAATACCTTCCTCTTCAACTTTTAGCATTTCGCCATCTTCAAGAGTGTATTCGCCTACAGGTAGTGCTACTTTTTCATCTTCTGTTACTATGAACACTTCACTTCCTGCAGCGAAATTTTCACTTTCAATAACAGTTCCGTTTTCCAAAGTAGCTTGTGCTAATTTTACTTCTTGGGTTTCTTCATTTAGTTCCACTCCAAGAACTTCTTTTACTTTGTTTAACATATCTGTCGCTTTCATATTTATTACAATAAATTGTTTGTAAGGTTGTTGTGTTTTTAACGTCTATTTAAAACTTTAGCTACCGCCTCTGTTATATCTCTTGCACGATTTCTTCTACCCCCCGCCTGTGAGCGTGTCATTTTAACTTCTCTTTCTTGTCTTTGCAATTCTTTTATCATAGAAGAATCTAAAAAATCTTTATTTGCACCTCTTAAAAGTTTGTCATATCCTGAAACACTTGCATCTAATTCATCTAAAACATCATCTAATCTTTTACGTACATTAATTGCTATAGATTGTGCATCTCTTAATATTTTTTCTGCTTGTACAAGTTTTCTTGATTCTTCTTTAAAATTTTTAATTGCTTTATCAGGGTCTGTAAGTTCCACTTTTTGATTAGCTAACTTGGTAATTATCTTTTGTACGCTTGGTTTCATAGAAGTATTTTTTAATACAATTAATTATTTAACACTTTGTTATATTTTTATTCTGTTCCTGTAATGTTTCCTATGCCTTGTGCTTGAAAACTTCCATCACAACACTTTCTTGAATAAGTTTTACCATCTTTACAAAGGCAACCTCTACGGTCATTTTGTGGGCTTGGATTTCTTTCTTTTTCCATTAGTATAAACTTCCGTTTTGTGTTCGTTGTATAAAATATTCTATATCCCAAATAGTAGAAGTTCCACCGTGTGATTGGATATATAAAGATGCTCCATTATCTAAAAAACTTTGGTCTATATAGTATTGAAACATATTGTGAAACACTTGTGGTATTGCATTTCCTTTTATATATGCTAAGGCAATATCTAAATTTTCAATTATACCACCACCATTTTGAATAGATAGGTTTAAATGCGTTTGGTTAGCGTTTGGTGCTTGTGCTTTCCATTCAACAGTAATAATATAAACATCATTAAGATTTTGACCATATATTTTTTGGTTTGAACCATTCTCATAAAAATCAATAGAAGGATGACTTCTAACAACGTTACCCATATTATTTGGTAAAACAGTTAAAGTGTCAGCAACTAAAGATAATGGTGCTGCTGCTGTATATTCTGTATCAATATATCTTGCCCATCCTGCACTTGATATACTTTGTTGTGGATAAACTATTACGTTTCTTCCATTATGACCCATATAAAGGGCATCAGTAGTATGTAGCATTGCACCATCCTCAATATTGACCGCATCTACCTCTGTTTGGTCGGTGTGTTGAACGTGAACTTTATAAGATGTGTTTTTTAATACTGCCATTAGTCTATCGGTACACAATTAGGAACTCTTTTTCCATTTTTAATTTTAAACCCTATCATTTCATATCCTGCTTGACAAGGTTCTTT